CCTAAGATAGGTGCCCCGTGTGCAGTGCATTATCCACCCCTCCAGTAATGGAGGTTTTCCGAAAGGAGAAGGAGGAACTCGCTCTATGCCCACTCAACCTAAACAGAGGAAGTTCTACTCCATGCCCCGTACCTATCGAGAATCGATAGACGGGGGTAAAACGTGGAGTGGTTCAACCCCTCAAAAGATTGAGATGGGGACTCAGTATACTGAGTCGGAAGGTCACCCTATTAACCCTAAAACGGGTTATAGGCGTGAGGGCGGGCCGTTTTATTCGACCCGTGTTCGTCGGAAATTCCCGACTAAGCAAGTTACCCTTAAGAGTGGCTCACGTCTCATTCAAGCAGACGTGGGTACTCCTTTGGATAGCTCCCTGCTCTCTGAAAATTTGCAGAAAGCATTAATCGCTTCCACTAATTTACGATCCAAAGACACTACGGATCTAGATGAACTGGGAGCGACTGCAATAGCTCAGTGCGCGCCAGTAAATCCTAATGCGAACTTGGGCCTCGCCCTTGCGGAAATGCACAGAGAGGGAATTCCTTCCCTTCCTGGCATCCAAGCATGGAAGAGACGTACGGAAATCGTCCGCGCTGCTGCAGGAGAGTTTCTCAATGCAGAGTTTGGATGGCTTCCTCTGAAGTCAGACGTAGAAGATACGCTTTCTTCAGTCCGTCATGGTCGCGACATACTTAAACAGTATGAGCGTGACGCAGGACGGAACGTTCGCCGCGAGTTCAAATTCCCCATAGAGCAGTCCAGTAGCAGCTCCTCTACCCTTTCCTCCGCGTCGGTCGTTGCTGTTGGACCGACCGGTTGGCCAGGGTTTTGGTCAGCTGCTTTTGGACCCGTGCAAACTCAAATCTCGATTGAGGAATCGAGACGTCGTTGGTTTTCAGGATGCTTTGTGTATGGCATACCTAACCAGAATGACTCCTGGCAAAGTATGCTACGCAATGGATCCGATGCCGATAAGCTCTTCGGCACTACCTTGACGCCAGATACTCTCTGGGAGCTTGCACCGTGGAGTTGGGCCGTCGATTATTTTTCGAATGCTGGAGACGTTATTCACAATGTGACTAACTTCGCTCAGCAAGGCCTGGTTATGCGCTACGGTTTCATGATGGAGGAAATCTCCGTCGTAGTCACCGCTAGCTTCAAGGAAAGTGGCCCTAATAAGAGCCTCGATCTTCGAACTGTTCCTCCTCAGACTATCGAATTTACTTCGAAAGTCAGGAGACAGGCTAACCCCTTCGGATTTGGCGTGTCAGAGGATTTGTCACCTCTTCAAATCGCCATACTCGCTGCTGCAGGGATAACTCTGCTGTAGCGTACAATTCATTGTACAACCACTAGCAGGGTAACTCCCTGCAGAATAGGAGCACGCCAGATGTTGGCAGATCCTCAGTCCATTAAAATCAACGGAGTAACGACTTCGCTCCCTCGCACCCAGACGGGTGAAGGGAAGTCGAAGTACGAGTCCGCTGACGGACTGTTGGCTCTCTCACTGTCGACGCAGCGTACCGGTAAGGGACGCAAACGTCATCAGATGAGGGTCGATCAGACTAAGGTGGTAGCTTCCACCCTACTCCCGTCCCAGAATGAAGAAGCATCGTCGTCCATTTATGTGGTCGTCGATCGTCCTCTGACTGGGTTCACGAACGAAGAACTGAAGAAGCTCTACGAAGGATTCGCAGAAATTCTTTCAGCTACTACGTTCGAAAAGTTCACGAAGCTCGTCGGTGGAGAGTCTTAGACTCACTGCCGGTTTGCTCCTTGCTTGGTTGATCCTTTACTTAGCCCATTTCATAATTACGAGATGAGCTTTGTTTAGGATGTCAGACGAAAATCCTGACGGATATAGTCGTCCGACTCTCAAGCAAGAACGTGATTCCTTTGAAGTCTTAATTGACTTCTTACTAAAGGAAAGGAGTAGAGACTTGAACAGGAATACTGATCTCGGGCATATGATTAATCAAAATCATAACTCGATCATCATCATCCTGCTCATCCTTTGCCTAGGCATGGCCTCGGCATTGGGAGCTCTAGTCTTATTCACTAGCGTTTTCGTTTAATGCTAGTGTCTTAGGCCCAACGCATCTGGCTATGGATGTCGACCTCTATTAGGAGGCAACATGAAAAGCCAGATTGTGCTCTGGAAAATGGTAGCTATTGATTTAGCTACCAGATGTCGCACCACCACCACTAGAGACTGGGAAACCGTCTCTAGTCGATACAAACACGAGGGGTTATCGTTTTTGACGATAACCTTACCTTCCTTTGGGAAAGACTTCCAAAAAAGTCTTGACCAGGGGTTGGTAGATCGCAACATGTTCCAGGGTTTTTCCTGGCATGCAGGTCTCCCCCGATTTCTCGGGGGTTTCCTCGATCTAGTGTTTGATCGCGATAGTGGAGTATTGCTCGATGAACCAGATATCGATGCAATTCTTGCTGTTCGCCAGCTAACGCTGTTGTACAGTAAGATCCTCCTCCCTTGTAGCGATACTCGGGAGAAGGAAGCGATGTCTGATTATGTCGAGTGTGACAGACAGGTCAAACAGAGTGATGCTGGACTTGGTCCTCAAGAAATCGAGGATTTCAGGCGCATCTCTCAGTTATTGTTTAGAGATTTGTTCACCAAGTTAGATCGTGAGATCTATTATGGAGAATTGATTCCTAAACACGGACCTGGTGCTACCGCCGATAAACTCCGTGGAAACGGAAAGTATCGGCTTAACACCTGGACCGATCGGCTGGAGGAATATTTTCCCGCTGCCGATTACCTGTTTCCCAATGCACGTTACGTGCATGAGGACGCAGTGACCTATCTGGAACCCGGTTCAGAGCAACCCGTTAGGGTTATATCTGTTCCTAAGACGCAAAAGACCCCTCGTATCATTGCTGTAGAGCCTACTGCTATGCAATATGCACAGCAGGCGGTAATGCAGTCTCTGATACAAGGCGTTTCAGGCTCATACCTGAAAATGTTTATCGGGATTGAGGACCAGACGCATAACCAGCGTTTGGCTCAATTGGGTAGCCGTACTGGTACCCTAGCCACGCTTGATTTGAGCGAGGCTTCCGATAGGGTCTCTAATCAGCTAGTTCGGGCCCTGCTTTCGAGTAACCCTCTTTTGCAAGGGGCTGTCGAAGCATGTAGGTCTCGACGTGCTGATGTACCTGGCCATGGCGTTATACGCCTTGCCAAGTTCGCATCTATGGGTTCTGCTCTCACCTTTCCTATTGAGGCAATGGTCTTCTTGACCTTATGCTTCCTTGGGATCGAGCGAGAGCTCAATACCCGCTTTACCAAGAAATCTCATATAATGAGATATCTTGATCGGGTGAGAGTCTACGGGGACGATATTATTGTTCCCGTTGACTCGGTGCATTCCGTCGCCCATGTTCTTTCGCTTTTTGGAGCGAAGGTCAACATGGCAAAGTCTTTCTGGATCGGTAGATTCAGAGAGTCTTGTGGCAAGGAGTACTACGAAGGCCATGACGTTACTGCTGTCAAGGTCCGTCGTGTATTTCCTCGCGGACGGAAGCACGCACAGGAAGTCATTTCTATGGTTTCCTTGGCCAACCAGATGTTTCAGGCTGGTCATTGGGAAACTACGAAATGGCTTGATTCTCAGCTAGAGGAAATGCTTAAGCATTATCCGGTAGTTGAAGAATCCTCGCCTGCGCTTGGTCGCACCTCCTTCCTGGGTTATGAGACTCAGAGGGAATGCGAGCACTTACATCGCCCTTTGGTTAAGGGTTATGTAGTGTCCGCCAGACTTCCATCTGATGTTTTGGATGGACCTGGTGCCATGCTCAAGGTATTCTTGAGACAAGGCAACCTGCCTGTTGCCGACAAGAATCACCTTAGGCGTGCAGGACGCCCTCGGCGCGTCGACATCAAGCCGAGATGGGTAACGCCGTATTAATACGGCCTTAGCGCGTAATAGCGCCAGGGAGCACGCTACGGTGTATGCTACGGCATATGTCGTGGCATAACCAAAAGTCGTGCTTCGGGTTTGGGCCATACTGGACCATTCCCGGG